TTTCACCTTGCGCAGCACCCCGCCGGGGTTGTGGTGGTCCTTCGCCATAGCTTCTTTGTATTTCTGCCTCTGCCGCCGGTTCAGCCGCTCAATGTAGTTCGTCAGCGCCTTTTGCGCGTCCTCGTCATACTCCGGCAGAAAGTCGTCCGAATAGGTCAGATGCACCAGCCACGTTTTCTTTTTCCGCTCGGTAAAATTCTCCGATACCTTCCACCGCAGCTTGCGCAGGGCGTTGCGGTCATTGCACCGCTTCATTGCCAGGCTGCTTGCAAACTGCTTTTTCGCCCGCACGCTGGCTCTGTGCTCGCTGGCCGTCACATTCAGCAGATCGACCTCCATGTACTCTTTTCCGCATATCGTTTTCTGCTCCCGCACATATCTGGCTTTCACCGCTGCGCCCTCCCGTTCACATCCTGCCTGCGTCAGGCTCTCTCGTTTGGATTTTGTCAATGATAGAGAATGGGGGAAAAGATAAAACCGTATACAAGCCCCCCAGCGGCCCGCAGGCCGCTAAAAAATCCCCGGCACCCGCCGGGTGGTAACTATGTATTATATATAAGTAGACCCCAAGCCTTCCCCCGTGGGGGAAGGTGGCCCCGCAGGGCCGGATGAGGGGCAGCCTTGCCCCAACCTCCCGTTCCCCGTAGGGGGGCGGCGTCCTCAACGCCCTGCCTTGCCTCCTCCGCCGCAGCGGGGGAGGTGCCGCCCGCAGGCGGCGGAGGGAGCACCCCTAATCCTTCCCCTTGTTGGGAAGGTGCCGCCCGCAGGGCCGGATGAGGGGCAGCCTCGCCTTTACCTGCCGTTCATCCCTTCAGACATCAGGTCAGCGCGGCAATACCGGCCAGCATATCGCTGCCGTTCACCTTGTACACGCCGTTCAGCTTGTCCACCTCAACGACCTGCTCACCATCCACCTCGATCATGTAGTAGGTCAGCTCCAGCGTGGTTTCGGCGTCCATCGCGTCGCCCTTCTTCACAGTTCCGGGGTTAAACTCCTTCACGCGCCCGCCCATCACAATGCGCAGGCCCTTAAAGGCATAGCCGCCGGTCTTGTCGTACACCTGCTGGGCCGCACGCAGCGTCAGGTTCACCGTATTCAGCGGGTTCATCAGGTCCGTTGCGCTGGAATACAGCGTGTTGAACTTCAGCTTGGCTTCCAGGCTTTCAAACTGCCCAATGGTCGGGCTGTCGATCTCGCCGCCAACGCCAACGCCCTCAATGGTGCTGGTTTTCATCTTGATGCTGGGCAGCTCCACTTCGGCGGCAAGGCCGATCATCTTGTTACCGTCCTGGTAAACGTTGTAGTCGTTTACCTTTTCGGGGATGTAGTTGTTAGAAATCATCGCTCTTTACCTCCTCGCCATCAGCCGGCCAGCGCATCGGCCAGCGCATCCGGGTCAAACTCGATCACATCGTCGATCTCCTCCGCCGGAGTAAACGGGGTCATGCTCTGGCGGAACACGATCTTGCCGTTCAGCAGGTCGGTGGTGGGGTTGTCGGCATCCATAAACGCAATGCTGTATGCAGCGCAGATTCCGCGGGAAACAAAGCTGTTGCCGCGGATATTCTCGCTGTCAACAATGCTTTCGATCAGTCGGCGGTTCATCACCTGCCCGATCTTCGGCGTGTAGGTCAGAATGAACGTGTTCGCCGCCCAGTTCATAAACCGGCGGATGTTGATCCAGCGGTCCTTGGGGTCGGTGTTGCCGGGGTAGGCTGCCGTGTTGGAACCCCAGCACCGCCAGCCGTTCAGGTTCAGGAAGGTGCCAACACCTGCGCCGTTCAGCACGTTGGCCTGCTCCTGATCAAGGTAGACCTCCGTGCCGTCGGTAAGGCACGCGGCGCTGATCGCAACAGCCTTGTTGTCCACGCTCATGTTGGGCACATCGTCGTTGCTTGCGTCCTGATACGCCATCTCGGCGGCCACAATGGCGCTGCCGCTGTACACCTTCGTGCCAACCTTGGCGCAGGGCCACACGGCGTAGCAGTTCGCGCCTTGGCACCGCTCGTGCCGCTGTCCACGTCGCACACGCAGATGCAGCGGAAACTTCCGTTGATGCCCGTGGTCTTTGCCTGCAAGGCAGCGGCCACAGTGGCATCCTTACTCCAACCGGGTGCCAGCAGGATGCCCGGCGTCATGCCCAGCTTCGGGTAGACCTGCTGCACCACTTCAAGGCCGCTCACCTTGCCGGTGGTCGTGTCAACACCTCCCACAATGTCGGCGGCAGTAACCTTGCTGGGGTCCAGCTTCTTGCCGCTCACGGTCAGGGTGGTCGCCGTCTTGCTGCCGATCAGGGCGATCATCAGGTTGCCCTCATCGTCAAAGCTCGCAGTGTAGTCCTCACCGGCCTTCAGCACGGCAGAGGCATCACTCTTGACGGTCAGACCGTCCAGCAGCATGCCCTTCTCCTCCACAACTGCGATCTTGTTGTTGACCTGCGCCGTCTTTTCGGTCACGGCGGTGGTGTGCTTCGCGGGGTCCAGCACATTGATCAGAACCAGCGGCCCGCAGCCGATCACCTGAAATGCCGCGCTGATCGCCTGGCAGATGGTATAGCTCTCAAAGTCGTCGCTGTAGCCAACGGCGGCCACAGCTTCGGCATAGCTGTTCACCAGCACAGGTACGTTCACAGCAGCCGCCGGGTCGGCAACCGTGTTCACGGGGGCAGTGCCGACCACCACCTGCAAGCCCGCATTGCCGGTCACAGGGGCGGTCAGGCTCGTTGCGTTCTCACTCACATAAACGCCATGTTTGTAAGCCATCTTTGTTTCCTCCTTACAGTTCGTTCAAAATCGTTTTGTACAAGGTCGCCTGCGGCGATCCCTTTGTGTTCAGCCCGGCGCGGGTCGCGGCAAACTCGCTCAGCGGCACGCACAAGCACTGCGCCGCCGGGTGCTTTGCCAAAAACGTCACCAGCTGTGCGGGCAGTCTGCCGTGGTACACGGTGTACTGCTTTGCAATCCCGCGCACGCTCGGTCCGCAGTACACAATCACCTCCGGCTTCTTCTGCACCTGCTTTTCCTTCTTTTCTGCCATTTTCGGTCTCCTTTCCGCTT